GTAAAGACTTTGGTCTGGATATGCAAAAGGGCGACACTCCACTGTATGATATGTTACCCTATGATTATGAGCCTAGTGCCGAGGAGGTTGACTATATCCGGCGTGATGTAGGGATAGTAGCACAAGCCTTAGCTATCCAGTTTGCACAGGGCTTAAAGAAAATGACAGTAGGGTCTGACGCATTAGCTTCCTATAAGGAATTAACCAAGAAGTTCAGAACCATGTATCCCTTGCTGACAGACGAGGTAGACGCATTTTGTAGAAACGCATATAAGGGCGGCTATGTTTACTGTAAACCTGCATGGCGCAACGTAACCATTAACGAACGTGGCTCTGTGTTCGATGTAAACAGTATGTACCCGTGGGCTATGAAATACTGTATGCTACCTTATGGAAAACCACTTTATTTTAGCGGTGAGTATGTGCAAGACGACGATTATCCTTTATGGATTGCGGAAATCTATGCAGACTTCACAGTCAAGCCTAACCACGTCCCCACCATCCAATTAAAGAATAACCCACATTTCCTTGCAAGAGAATACGTTGAGGACAGCACAGGAACGGACGGCGTGAAGTTCCAAAAGCTATGCTTAACAAGCGTGGACTTTGAGTTATTCAAGCAACACTATGATATACACGAGATACAATGGGAACGGGGCTATAAGTTCCGTGGCTGTATCGGGGCGTTTGACCTCTATATAGACCATTGGATGAAAGTTAAGCAAGAAAATGACGGGGCTATTAGGGTACTAGCCAAGTTAATGCTAAACTCGTTGTATGGAAAGTTTGCAAAGAACCCGGACGTTACTGGTAAAGACCCATATCTGGACGATAATGGGATTATCAGATTGACTAAGGGAAAGGAAGAAATAACAGACACAAATTACTTGCCAGTAGGCGCATTTATAACCGCATGGAGTAGACACAATTTAATCACTTCTATCATGGCAGTATATGACAGGTTTATCTATTGCGACACGGACAGCATACACTTACTAGGAGAGGACGAACCCGACAATATACAAATTCATCCGTCTGACTTAGGAAAGTGGAAGAAAGAGGTTATCTTCCAACGTGCAAAATTCCTTAGAGCAAAATGCTATTGCGAGGAAATCATATGGGGAGAAAAGAAAGGCTTCCTTAACGAGCCAGACCTCAAATTCACGGTTAGCGGTCTACCCGACTATTGCCGTGAGGTCGTTGTAGATGAAGAAACAACAACGCCCTTAACCTTTGACAACTTTGCTATTGGCACTAGGATAAAGGGCAAGTTAGTTCAGAAATCGACAGAGGGTGGGGCTATCCTCACCAGAACCGAATTTAAGATAGGAGAATAACATCTTATGAAACTCTATATTGACGCAGGGCATGGCGGTACAGACAGCGGCGCAGTAGGTAACGGACTGGTTGAACGCGACCTTAACGTGCAAGTGGCTAACCTATTAGCCGACCTTATGAGAGGTAGTGGCGTAACCGTAAAGCAGAACCGTACAGCTTCCGGCGCAGGGGCTACAATGGGGTTAAACGACCGCATTAAGGATGCTAATAATTGGGGCGCAGACGCATATATCTCTGTGCATACCAATAGCGCCGCCGGAACGGCAGGTACAGGCTTTGAAATCTTTCACTTTAGCGGCGGCGGTAAATCTAAGGAAATGGCGACAGCCATTGACAATGAGGTACGCAAATTCTGGACTAGTAGGGGCATTAAAACCCGTGTCGAGGGCGGCAAGGACTTCTTTGCTGTGATTAGGGACACAAAAGCCCCTGCTGTGCTTGCGGAAATGGCTTTCCTCAATAACCCCTCTGACGCCGCCAAGCTTAAAGACCCGAAGTGGCTCTTACAGATTGCCGAAGCATACGCTAAAGGTATCTGTGCGGCGTTCGGTGTTAAACCGTCCGCTCCTCCGGCTACCACACAGCCAAAAGAGGTTATCTATCGGGTACGAAAGGTCTGGTCTGACGAGCGGTCGCAGGTAGGCGCATATAAAGACCTGCAAAACGCCATCAATATGTGCAATCAAGTAAACCCGTATAGCGTCTATGACGAGAACGGTAAACAAGTCTACCCGAAGTAGACAGCAAAACAATTCCCCGGCTACCTTGCGGTAGTCGGGGTTTTGTTATATGAGAACACTTAGAAGCAAGACGGCTTGACAATTTCCGACATTAAGGCTCCGTCAAGAGTAGTCATCCTCAATGGTTTTCTTGCACTGCTAAGTGGTCATACCTAGATATAGTTAAGAAGTTCAAGAATTGTATTTTTCAAGCCGATATTCTCGTATCTTATAAAACCGTAGTCAATCGCTTGTCTTAACTGTTTTATATTCGGATGTTGTCGGCTTGCTTTTAGCAACATTACGTTAGGAGCGTGGCTCTCTGTATCAAACGCAAGAACCTTATTAGCTGACGGGTCGCTTACGCTTCTAACCCATATCTGCCCCTCACTAGGTTTCATCCAGATACCCATTTCTTTAGCTTGAAATTTGATGGTACAAATAAAATCCAAGAAGCCCGTGGGAGTTTCTACAAACGTATAGTTATCTGCGAGTGCTTCATTGTCGAGCAAATAACCCCCGTAGGCGGTGTCCCGTATTAACTGTGCGAACGGTGTCTTAGCTTTCTCTGCCTTAAAAGATTGATTGTCGTACATATGAATTAACACGGGCTTCTGTGGATGTTTAGTAAACACCGCACCATTCTTAGGATGAAGTTTCCAATAGTCAAAGTATACGTTAGCTTTGGAAACATAGTTAGCTAACATCATAAGGACTATGGGACGCATACGCCCAACAGTTTCCATTAACGCCAGAACCTTGTTAGGCTCATTCGGTAAATATCTGCCGTTTCTGTCCTCAATCAAAAACTCGTCAAAGATAATAAAATCAACGTCCGGGTAGGCAACAGACTTCATTTGATAAGCCTTTGACAAAGCTATACAGTAGCCCATTACTTCACCATCACATAGAATATCATTACCAACGACAGCGAACGTATGAGGGTCAAAGTGTCCCTCTGCTTTAATGGCGTCCATTAAGTGGTCTTTACACAACTGCAATTCGGCGTCTGTGCGCCGCAAGTAGATGAAACGGCGTTTGCCCTTTAACCACTTACGAACGCACAGACTTAAACATCCAAAGGTCTTTCCACCGCCACGGTGGGAAAGTACCATATTCCATATACAATTATGGCTTAATGTGCTTGCCGGGTCATACCAGATATTAGTGGCTTGTCCTGTCATTACAATTCACCCTCTTATATTATAGCACACTTGCGACTATTTGTCAAGTCTTTTCTCTATAACCATAGCAAGATGTGCAAGGGCTGTGGTCATTTCGTCTATCTGTTTGTCAAAGATTGCGTGTCGTTCATCTTCTCGTCTTTGTGTTTCTTTCCTTATCTTACCGTTTTCGTAGATAAGGTAAATGCAGAGAGCAAAGGAAAATCCAAGTTCTGTGATAAGTTTAACCAAGTCAAACTCCATTTCTTACACCAACTTTGCCATTACCGTACCGTAGCAGGTAACGCTATCTCCGGCATTGCATTGGTAGGTTATAGACTTTAACTGAATACGAGAGTTTTGGGCAGAGTTATTGCTAACCACTTTCCATCCCGTCATTGTATTAGTATTAGTCATACCCATAACCACTGCGCCGGGAATAACCTCAAACTTTGTGCCATTGCCTGTGATAATGACGTTACTGTCCGCTCCATAAGGACCCGGGAACGTAAACTTAACGCCACTAAGGTCAAGCAAGAACATACCGCCGCCGAGGTCGATATAGGTTATGCCGTTTTGCTCACCACTATTGCCGCCGCCCTTGCTGTCCTCAAGTGCCTGTATACGATTATCCTGCACAATCTGATGTGCGTCAATAGCCGCAAGACGACTATCCCATGTTGACGCTCTCTGCATTAAAGAGTCGAGCTTAGAGTCGTGGGTATCTAACCGGGTCTTAATACCACTTAACTCGTTATAGATATTATTCACACTATTAGTGAGATTATTCTGTAACGTGTTAATATCTCCCAACGCTCTGGTGAAAAGGTCGTCATGTGCATTAAGTCTACCGTCTTGCACCGCCTGATGTGCGTCTGTTTCTTCTTTCCACTTGTTGTATTGGGTCTTAAAACCCTCCCACTCCAAGAAGAAAGCTTTAAGGGTGGTATTGATTAACGTGTTAATCTCACCCAACGCCCGGCTTATCAGTTCATCCTGTGCAGTGTTTTTAGCGTCAAGACGGTTAATCTCTCCCTGTGTCCATTGGATGAACGACTGCAAGTTACCGTCAATCGAGGTTAGCTTGTTCTCAATCGTAGTCAACCGGGACAGAGTTTGCGCTTTGAAAGCGTCATAATCCGTCTTGAGTGCATTAAGGTCAATGCGGAGATTAGCCACATCTTCCTGTAACTTAACCACGCTCTGTTTAAGCTTTTCGATATCGAGGAGCATTTCGGCTTGCGTAGCCGCTATACCCTGTACCGTTTTGTCCAACACAGCGAGTGCTTTTTCCAGAGAGTTAAGGCGTAGGTCAACGGTGGGACGCCAATCCTCAAGACTCTTAATACGCTGACCGTAATTAGCGATAAGAGCTTCAAGTTCCGCAATCTTAGTGTCAACCACAAGCCGCCAATCTTCCAGAACCTTAATGCGGTTAGTGTTGCTTGTGATACGGCTCTCATGGTCGGCAAGTATCTTGTCTACCTGCACACGCCATGCTTCAAGTGCCGCCACTTTTTGTTTTAAGGTCGCAACATCCCCCTCAAGCACATCAAGCCGCCCTTTGATGATAACGATATCGGCTTCAATAGCCTCAATCATGCCCTTAATGAGAATGTTAAGCTCAAGCTGATTGTCCCGGAAATCTTCCAAGTCTGTCAACCTGTCAAGAATACGCTGTATGGTCGCTTCATGCATCATTTTACGCCACTTTAACTGACCATACAACTGCCTTAAAGTGGCTGACTCAAAAGTGTAATTATTTGAGTATTCACTTTTGCGGCTGATATACCAGTATGCGAGATTTTTCTGCGGTTTAATGCCATGCGGCATAAACATCATTTCGCCCTTATCAAGCGAAGCGCAACCGGTATCGCCAGAGCCATGTGCAAGGCTTACAGCTACATCACAGTAGCCTTCCATAATCTTAGCGGCGGTGGCTAAGGTCATGCCATATTCCTTGCCGTTTTCAATGCCGTGGTCGAGGTCATAAGAGCCTACCGACAGGATATAAATATCCTTAGTATTTAAGTTCTGACCCATGCAAATACGAGCGGTCTTTGCGGCAGGTACTACACCGCCCTCTGCTCCCCACTGGTCGGTAGGGGTTACAGCCTTATTGTTGACTATAATTCCCTCACAGCCGAAACTATCCACAATGCCATCACGGTTAAGCTGTCCACTAGCAACCGTATTACGATACCAACGGAGCATACCCCGGCTACAAAAGCCCACAGTATACTTGTTATCGTCTTTATTGCTAGGGCAGGGACGACCGTCAACAATAACATGACCATCCCAGCGTTGTGGGGCAGCACCGACTTGAGCCGTCCATAACTTGTCGGCGAGTAGAAATTCCGAGGCGTCGAACGCCCCTTGCTCCAAGCCACTGTTTGTCGTATCTCCGTATGGCAGATGGAGTTTAACGGCAATGCGCTTAGAGCGCTTATCACGGCAAGGTATTCTCGTAATGACAAACGCCGTGTTGTCCTCACTTGACCACCCCTCATTTACAGTTACATCACCGTCATAATACGCCCCGTTGTATATAGACTTGTTCTGTAACTGTGAGATTAACCCGTCTGCCTGACAGATTGCTTTTCTAAACTCGTTACGCATAGCATTCATTGCGCCATACAGACGAGCCTGCGTTTCCGCTGTACTTTCGCCGGGGCAAGGATGAAAGTGTTTGAAATGTTCGTGCCTAAAGTCGCAAGGCTCATGGTCGTTCTTGACATAGCAGGGACGACCCGAACACGAGGACGGACAGCAACAGTTATTATCAATATACACTTTACAACTGCTGTGGTCGTTGTGCATAACTAAACCTCTCAATCTAGGGAATAAACCCCTAAGAATAATGTTTCACACTCCCCAAAAATCATCCTGTCTATATTAAGGAAAGTTTTGCGAAACGCTTGTAACAGTTCGCTTTCGTTGTGCATTTTATAGCCATGATATTCCTTGCTGTACTTAACTGTGCCTTTATCTTGACGGTCTGACGCACTTGTGTTAAGGCTTGCAGTTTCTCTATTCCTAGCCTGTTCGCCCTTGCTCCACTCATTAGAAGTATAATCAACATTATCATCACTGCCGACCTTATGAGTTCCGGCTGTCTTGTCCTGCTGATTGCCCGTAGCATGAGTGTTACGTTCACTGTCAAAACCAGTATTACGTTCACTATCAAACGAGGTATCTCTCGTGCCATCAATATTTTCCTCAAATTGCGTCCCCTCATTCTCTTTACTGGTCTTATCAGTAGTTTTATCTATTGTGTCTGTGCCGTTCTCGTTACGCTTCTTATCTTGCACTTGTGTTTCATGTGTTTTCCCGTCATTATCCTCTGTACCTTTCTTGTTACCCGTAGTATTCTCCTGTGTATACGTTGTAGCGTATGCGCTGATAGGCTGTCCCAACGGGTTACTGTCACCGATAACAAAGTTCTTACCGGGAGTGTCTGAAAAGAGTGTAGTCTTATTTCCCTTAGTGTCCTCATTATAACCCTTATGCGCTTCACTTGTTCCATCTGTATCTTGCGTATTCTTCTCTGTGTTCTCTGCTGTATGCTTATCTGTCTGTTTTACAACTTCCTTAGCCGAAGCGTTTAACTCTCTTTGTTTATCGCTATCGGTAAACTGCTCCTGCTCCATGTGTTCATCACTGTGAAGTGTTTGTTTCTCGTCCGAGTGAAGTGTTTGTTTTTCGTCTGCTGTGGTATCTCTTACTAACGAACCAGTAGTTTCGCCTTGCTCACCATACTTAGTGTCTTGCGACCCTTTAGTGTCCCGGTAGCCGCTATCTCTGGTTAGTGTTGTTTCGCCCTGTTCTGCTTGAGCGATTGACTTCTTAAAGATATTGTTGTCATTCTCCCGGAAGTAGCTCTCCATAATCTTGTACGTTTGCATAGGATTGTCGATAAGCTTCTCCGATTGATACAACTGGAGATAGTGGGGCATGATTGTGTTTAGTCTAGCTTCCAGTCTGTTCTTAAACTGACCGAAAGAAAGGAAGTTAATCTCCCGATAACCAAACTCAAGCATAAACTTACGCTCAAATTCCTCTCTATGCCCCGCTATCATAGGGTAGTCGAAGTCAAAAATCTGCTCAACAGGACAGACTTCTCTAAGCACCAGTGTTCTTAGCGCCATCTTCTTCCCCCTGTTTCTCTGCGGCTTGCTGTGCTTCTTTCAAGTAGTCATGGTTTAAGTCAACGCTGACATTAAGACCAAACATCTTGTTTATTTCTTCACAAGCCTTTTTCTGCCAGTCAAGAGCCGTGTCGGTGTTTAACTGCACAAGCTGGTTATTACTCTCTACCTCTGCTGTGATTAACCTCTCACGTTTCTCTGTGTTAGCATTGTTTATGCCAAACCAAGTCAAGACTTCATCCAATATCTCATGCTTACCACGCCACAGCGCAAGCAATCCTTGTCCATCTTGAGGGTTAGCATAAGCTTTCATTGAGTCGCCGCCTAAGCGTTTTGCTCCCACGACCAGTAACTCGTTTTGGTCAATTTCCTCAACGAGGGTCTTTTGAGTTAACTTGTCGTCCTGTTCACTGGTTAAAAGCCACGGCTTTTTCATGGTCTTACCGTAAACATCAATCGAGCGTCCCATATCCGCTATCTTTTGTGCGTATATCTCAACCACAAATAGCGGTGGGTACATAATTTGATTTTCACGAATAAGAACACTCTCGTCTGCTCTGTATACTTCATCATATTCATTCGATACAGCACGGAATTTTGTATACTCCCAGTACACATTCATGTTACCCTCTCCGGCACACGGCAGAGCCATACAGCCGAGCATAGGGTCTTTGAAGAATAACGCCTTTCCGTCCCAAAAGAGTGTTTCTTTCAAGAACCTTTGGTTAACCGTTTCGGGTAAACCTTTCCACTCAAACAAATTCATATAAAGGTTACACAGATAAGCGAACCAGTTTTGAAACTCCCGGTTATTGAGATACCGAGCGTTACGTTTAAGGTTACGCCGCTCCCACGGGTCGCAAGGGAACATGAAGCCACCATAGGTGAACCCACTATAATTAGTAGCTGACATAATGTTTCCCCTTTCTTACGGGTTTTGACTTTCGTACTTACCCGGCTCACAGCTTGCGGCGTTCCAGAACGTACACCCCTCATTAAGCATTTCTTGAACATACTTTATTCCCTCATGCGGACATTTACCTTTGATAACCGCATTTTTGGTCTTAATATACGTCCATTTTGACCTAACTGTGGGGTCGGGTGTCATGAATTGTCCTAAGTGATACCCGAAACACTCAAAATAATCATCAAGTGCTTGCAAATCTCCCCATTCCGGCATATGCTCATAAAAGTAAATTTTGTACTGTTCTGCTACACCAGTTAGCATACCAGACTGTTTACCTACAAGCGTGTCGGGCAAGGCATTACTCCCTGCCATTTCACCTGCCGCCATAGTTAAACCTGCCGCCCCTGCTAGGGCAATACCGGGGTTTCCACTTCCAATTCCAACGCCTAGACCAATTACTCCCATTAACCCTTGCATAGCTGTCCCTGCGCCACGTTTAGAAGCCCATTGACCGAAAGCATCGCTTCCGCAAGCTAACTGTGGATAGTCGGGCATATTTATGAAAATCATATCTTCCCGACCAAACGCGCCCGGTCTTAGTACAGAGTATTGATAATGACCGTCTAAACCGCCGCACCCTATCAAATTGTGATACACATCTTCACCGGGAACCTCTTGCGGCTTAATTATCATCTGCTCACCATTCGCAGACTTAGCCGACACAAAATAATAGGGAAAAGTCATACACTTAGCGTTCTTAATAGAAAGATTATCCGCTCTCGTAAACTGACTTTTAGGTTTCGCCTTAGTAGTAAACTGTCTTGTTACAGGACTTTCGCTTGCGGTATTAAGCTCTTTAGGCGCCCATACTATACCCACAATGTTTGCTAAAGCGTCTTTAACAGCAAACAGCACAGTCGCCGCATATAACTCAAGCCATAGCCTAACCTGTTCCAAGTCGAAGCAGTGTTTTGTTTCACAAGCCGTTGGCGCTCCTGCAAGGTATTTTAAGTTATTAAGCTTCTTTCCTGTTTCGTCTGTGGTTGCAAATATGACAAACTCTTGAGGTTTACACGGCTGAAACGCAGAAGCGGCTTGCGTGTTCCATTGGCTGTGCGGCATTTGCTTAATCTGTGGCATATACGGCTCTGGCTGAGTAAACTTATAACTAGGATAGTTACCTTGCCAATCATCCGCTAGTTTAACGTGGTGTCTTTCCACAAAACACGCCCCAAACTCAATCACATCCGCAAAGGTAGAGTAGTAGTCAATATCGAACCATATTCTTGTACTTAATTCATTTACATACTCCCGGTGTTTAACCATACCATAAAACCACCGTGAGTGGACTTTCGGCGTTCTAAACATAACATAATCACACGCCGTAGTGTCGTCATACTTCATATCCACATGGATACTTGCCGCCGCCCAAGCGTTAATACTCTTAGCGTCCGGGCGTACCATAGAGTATTCGGTGAAAGAACCTATCTGCTTGCCTTTCATCCATCCCTCTCTTGCTCCTGCACTAGCGAAGTATGCGGCGTGTTGCTTGTTTAGACCCGTGCTACCTAAGAGATAGCCCTCACAATCCCATACAGCCACACTCTACACCCCCTAAGGAGTGATAAGCGCAGGGTCGTTCTCGAGGAACACGCATTGAACGAACGGAGAAGCCGCATAAAGCTGATGGACATGGTAGTAGTAATTGCGGTACAGGTTACGAGCGTTGTCCGCCATCCTTAACGTGCGCAGGGTGTCCATGATATAAAGCATACGCTTATCCATTACCATGCCGACCACATTCTCCATACCATCACCGAAAGTGTCTACCTCTACAATGGGTATTTCGATATCCACTTTCTTGTTGTGGAACACCTGCGACAGCGTGTTGACATCAACCACCGTGCTAATCTCCGTGCGGAGCATGATACAAAACTGGTTTTGCTGTGTCTGCATCATCAAGCCGTTGGGGTTATAGATGGTCTTAGGAAATGCCATTTCCTTAACCAGACCCTTAACGGTCATAGCAAACGCAAGAGCGGCGTTGCGGTCAAGTGCATTAGGCGTTCCGGGATTAGGCACTTGCAGTTTCTGCGCAGGAGCAAGCGGCACATCCACATTGTGATAATAGTCGTGGATTAACCGTTTGGTATAGAGAAACTCGTCCAGATTATTGGAAGAATACATCTGGTTAACCAGACTGTTCACCAACGCCTGCAAGCCGCCCTCACGCATAAACGCACGATTGATTTTGGTCAATTCGGTCGTTACCGGGTAGAACATCTCACGGTTTACCCTGTGGTATGCCGCATAGACATTGTTCTTCCACTTCTTAAACTGGTCTTGCTCCGCAATCTCAAAGGTCTGCCCCTCAATCACATCGGACATAATCTCCTGAAAGGTATCGCCGTAGGACATCTGTCCAGTTTTGAACACCGACAGCGGATTGGTAATGGACATCTGCCATACCTTTTGCTTGCCGATAAGGTTTATGAGCTTGTCGAAAATCTCGTTACGGATAGGCTCATAATCATCCGCAGAGATAATGACGCCAATTTGCGCCATATTAGCTTGCGAGGGAGTAGGAATACGGCTCTGGTATTCCGGGGATAAGCCTTTCCAAATAGGCTCAAAAATTTCGAGGTTAGAAGCCATTAAAGTTTACCGTCCTTTATCATATTCTGGTAGATGGACTCTGCCGCAGTATCAGTCATAGGTTTTTCTTCCTCTGTGGCAGGGGGCGTGTCGCCAGTAACACGCAGATACAGCTTATGGTTTGTGTTCTGCAAGTCGGTTATAGTGGTGTCTTGCGTGGTCGCTTCTGTGAACAGGGTTTCGTGTTCGGTTAAGTCGGCTGTGGCAAGGTCAAGAAGCAGTAGCCTGTCCTCTGCTGTCATGTTGTCCTTGTTTAAGACTTCCTTGTACTTCTTTAACCTTTCATCCTTGTTAAA